ACGCTTGCGTGAGCGTTCCTCGTTGAAATCTAGCGACTACTACGACAAAGAAGAAGCAAGCAAAACCCGAACCCTTTAAAGGAGTAGGAAATGCCATTATCAATTAAAATCAAAATTTTATTAGTATGGTCTTTAGCCACGCTTGGAATATTTATGAGCCCAGCAACGGCAGAAGCACCGCATTTGGAAGAAATAAGAGCAGAAAAAGTAGCAATTATCAAAGAGTTACAAATTAAAGATAAGGCTTATGAAGACCCTAAAGCCTACGCATTAACGCTTTTTGATAAGTATGGTTGGAAAGATAATCAAATGACTTGTCTTGACCAGTTATGGACAAAGGAAAGTAACTGGCGGCATAAAGCAGATAATCCTAATAGCACGGCTTATGGAATTGCCCAGATATTAGGCGAAAAGAAAACTCACCCAGCAGACCAAATTGCTAACGGTTTGCGGTATATTGAGCACCGCTATGGAACCCCTTGCGAAGCGTGGAAATTTTGGCGAAGCCATTACTGGTATTAGCGCGCAATTTTTCGTTACTGGAAGACCAATTCCGCAGGGGTCTTTAAAGTTTATTAATGGACACGCCATACACGTTAGAGCGCAAGACTTAGCGTTATGGCGAGCAGATATTGCTAACGCGGCACGTAACGCGCAATTAGATATTGCTAAAGAAGGTGTAGAAGTTCATCTTACTTTTGTAATGTTAAAACCTAAATCTGTTAATCGTTTAGAACCGCATATAAGACCAGATATAGACAAACTTGCTCGCGCCGTCTTAGACGGATTAACAGGTGTGGCTTACGAAGACGACCAGCAAGTTGTTAAATTAACTGCCGTAAAAGAATATGGAACTAATCAAGGCGTATGGATACGTATAACGGATAAAGATAAGTTACGCCGCAGTTTGCTCGCTAGTGAAAATATCATTGACGACTTCGCTAATATGAACATAAACTCCAATTGCGATTAAATCGTTATTGAAATCAGCGAAGGCGATATATGACGGACTGGGCAAATCTGCGTGAGCAAGTATTAACACGTTGCGCAGGATATTGTGAATTATGCGGTTTCGGATTACACGACACGTTTGCTTTACACCATAGAAAACTGCGCTCGCGTGGCGGTAAAGATACGTTAGATAATTTAATTGCTTTACATCACGAGTGCCATAACTTAGGCAATAATGCTGTTCATACTAATATCAAAAAAGCAACCGAAACTGGGCATATAGTTCCGCGACACGAAGAACCATTTAACTATCCATTACATTTGCCTAATGGTTCTATTGTTAGACTAACGGTTGAAGGCACGTATCTAGTAGAAAGAGAAGGTTATGGCTGGTGAACCAATTGTTACTGTTGAAGGTAACTTAGGCGGTGACGCCGAATTACGATTAACGCCTAATGGAGTTTCTGTTACGTCATTTAATTTAGCAAATACTCCACGAACTTTAGATAAAAAAACTAATGAATGGAAAGATGAAGAAACTATTTGGTTTCGTTGTTTCGTCTGGGGCAAAAACGCAACTGGCGCGGCAAACGAATTACGTAAAGGTATGAAAGTTGTAATTCACGGAAGATTTAGCGTTAATACTTATATAGATAAAGAAGGCGCTGACCGAAAACAACTTGAAATTAATGCCGACCATTACGGTATTGTTCCGCGTAATGTTTCTGAACCTGTTATTCCACAAAATAACAGACCAATTGAAGACCCTATTGACGACCCTTGGGCGTAGAAAGGCAAATATATGACCGAAGAAATTGTAGATAGCGTTACTGCCGCAGAAATGCTTGGCATTACGCAAAATAATTTGCGACAATTAGTTTTTCGCAAACTTCTTTCACCTGTTGGTAAGGAAAGGCGCCGTTCGTTATTCACCTTAGCGAATGTTGAGCAGGTGAAGGCAGCCCGAACAACCGCTATCCCTTCGGCGTAACGGGCTAAGAAGGTGCGCCAACCCTAACTGGCGCACCTTCTTCTAAATTTGAAAGGCAAAAATGGATATAAAACTAGAGTTAATTAACATAGATGATTTAACACTTGACCCTAATAACGCACGTAAGCACAATAAAAAGAATTTAGAAGCAATTGCTAAATCTTTACAACAATTTGGACAGCGTAAGCCTATTGTTATTACGCAAGATAATATTGTTGTTGCTGGTAACGGAACGTTAGAAGCGGCAAAATCTATTGGCTGGAAAGGTATTAATTGCGTAAGAGTTCCTGCTGACTGGAACGAAGAAACAATTAAAGCGTATGCGCTAACAGATAATCGCACGGCAGAAATGGCGGCTTGGGATAGCACGATATTGCTAGACCAATTAAGAGAACTTGATATTAGCGGCTGGAACGTTAATGACTTGGGCTTTAAAGATTTTGATTTAAAGACTAAAGATGAAATAGAAACTGGGTTACAAGATTACGCAGAACGTTATGAAGTTGTAATTGAGTGCGCAGATGAGAACGAACAAACCGCATTATTGCTACGCCTATCAGAAGAAGGATTACGCGTTAAAGCAATAGTTATTTAAGGAAGGATTATATGAGCGTTATAACGTTAAAAACAGAAATAGAAAGAACGCCACGTGTAATGCAGTTAGAAGGAATGTTTGACCTATCGCCTTCTAAATTTAGCGTTACTGAAATTCCATTTAACTTTCCAGACTTATCGGAACGTGAATGGAACGTGGGCTTAATTGTTGGTCCATCTGGCGCAGGTAAATCCACAATTGCGCAAAAGATGTTTAATCAAGAATTACATAATAGCGAAGATATGAAATGGGCTGGTAATAAGGCAGTTATAGATAACTTCCCTATCGGTATGCCTATTAAAGATATTACTGAAATACTTTCTTCGGTAGGTTTTAGTTCGCCACCTGCTTGGCTAAGACCATATAACGCATTAAGTAATGGCGAGAAGTTTAGAGTTGAAATGGCTCGCGTATTATGCGAGAACGAAGGGTTAGCGGTGGTAGATGAATTTACTTCCGTTATTGACCGAACTGTTGCCCAAATAGGTTCTTCCGCAATTGCGAAAACTGTTAGAAAACGCAAACAGAAATTTGTTGCCGTATCGTGCCACTACGATATAGAGGAATGGCTCCAACCTGACTGGGTATATCAACCCCACGCAGGAACGTTTGTTTGGAGGTTGGTTCAACCCCGACCACAAATCAACGTTGAAATTATCTACGCTAAATATGAAACGTGGAACACGTTCGCTCGTCATCACTATTTAAGTAACGAGTTAAATAAATCAGCGCAAATCTATATCGGCGTTATTAACGACCAACCTGCGGTGTTACTAGCGGTGTTACCTTTAATTAACGCTAACGTTAGAAATGCTAGGCGTATATCGCGGATAGTGGTATTACCAGATTTTCAGGGTATAGGGCTTGCCACTAAATTTATGAACGCAATTGCTGGTGGTTTAAAAACGCAAGGCTTACTTACGTATATAACTACAAGCCACCCAGCGTTGATTAGGGCGTTGAACTATAGCGATAAGTGGGAAATGATTAGGAAGCCATCTCGCGTGGCACAACGCGGTAGAACGTCTTCAATATCTAGCCGTATAGGGCTTAGCCGTAGCCGTATTACTAGCGGTTTTAGATACGCAGGTGAAGAATATCCCGAAGTGGCGCAAGTCTTATCACCACGACCAGTTAATTAATGCTTTTTTATCCGATATATGGAAGGATATAACGATTATGCCAAGAGGAAAAAGTAATCCAGAGATACTTGAAAAAGAGAAGCGCGTATTAGAACTACGGCGCGGCGGATTAACTTTTGACTTAATCGCAGAACGTGTTGGTTACGCTAACGCTAGTTCGGCGCAAAAGGCTTATCAACGTGCTTGTTCTCGCGTTGTTTATGAAGATGTAGTTGCGTTACGTAATACCGAAATGGATAGATTAGATATTGCGCAAGCGGCAATATGGAACGAAGTATTACAAGGCACGGTATCGGCAGTAATGGCATTAATGAAGATTATGGAACGGCGAGCGCGTTTGCTTGGTTTAGATGTACCAATTAAAACGCAGTTAGAGGTAACGCATTATGACTACGACACCATTGACGCAGAGGTCAAGCGACTTGTCGCTCTCCTTGATAGCGAGCCGACACGTGCGTTGGACACGCCAGTTAGCCAGACCAGAGCAAATACCAACTGAAGATAAATCTTGGTTGGTATGGTTGTATCTAGCAGGGCGAGGTGCTGGGAAGACCCGAACTGCGGCTGAATGGTTGGCGTGGCAAGCCAGCAGTAATCCACGCACACGTTGGGCTATTGCCGCACCAACCTATTCAGATGTTAGAGATACTTGCGCAGAAGGCGTATCTGGCATTATTCAAATACTTAGAGATTATGGAACTTTAAAAGATTATAACCGCAGTATCGGAGAAATCTTTTTAACTAATGGAAGCCGTATAAAGTTATTTAGTGGTGAAGAACCTGACCGCTTTCGTGGACCGCAATTTCACGGCGGTTGGTTTGACGAGTTAGCGGCATTTAAATATCCAGACGCGTGGGACCAGTATCAATTTGGATTACGTCTAGGCGAATATCCACAAACTATTGTTACTACTACGCCACGCCCGACAAAATTAATTAAGGATTTAATTAATCGTGAAGGCGTTCGTGTCGTGCGTGGTTCAACTTTTGATAACGCTAGTAACTTAGCGGCAAGTGCCTTAGTTGAACTAAGACTACGTTATGAAAATACGCGATTAGGTCGGCAAGAGTTATACGGAGAAATATTAGATAACGTGGAAGGCGCGTTATGGACAAGAGAACTAATTGAAGCGGCGCGAGTAAAAGAATATCCGCCATTAGTGCGCGTTGTCGTAGCAATTGACCCTGCCGTTACCAGTAACGTTAATAGCGACTTAACTGGAATTGTTGCGGCTGGTTTAACGGCTGATGGGCATTATTACGTTCTATCGGACAAATCGTTACGCGCAACGCCAGATACGTGGGCAAGACAAGCCGTTAATTTATACCACGAATATAAAGCGGACAGAATAGTTGCCGAAACTAATAATGGCGGCGATATGGTTATTATGACTTTACAGCAGGTAGATAGGTCGGTGGCTACGCAAAAGGTTACAGCGACCAGAGGAAAGCAATTGCGAGCCGAACCTATTAGTGCGTTATATGAACAAGGTAGAGTTCATCACGTAGGTTATTTTCCAGAATTAGAAGAACAAATGTGTGAATGGACACCATTAAGTAACGAAAGTCCAGATAGACTTGACGCGCTGGTTTGGGCAATAACTGAATTAAACAGTAGTGGTTCTAGTATGCTTACGCTAGCCGCAATGGCAAAGATTTGTAGCAGATGTGGTATGCCAAGTCCAAAGCAAGCGGTAAACTGTTTAAAGTGCGGTAATCCTTTAGGAGAATAATGGCAGTTGTATATAACTTAGAAATTGACCAAGGTGCTGACTGGTTTGTTGATTTTGTTTATAATCAACCAGCCGAAATAACTAACGTTGTCGGTAATGGAACAACTGTAACTTTTACGGCAACTAATGGATTTACCGCAGCGCAAAAAGTTTCTATTACTGGCGTATTGCCAAGTCAATATAACTTTCAAGACGCAACTATTGCTTCGGCAAGTGCTTCAAACTTTTTAATAACAAATGCCGCAACTGGTGTTTATATATCTGGCGGTATTGCTTACGCGCCAGTTAATCTCACGAGTTATACGGCTGAACTACAACTACGTTCCTTGCCTTCTAGCCCTGACGCGGTATTAACGCTTTCTACGTCTAACGGCGGTATTACTATTACGGCTTTAACTGGCACAATTGAGTGTCGGGCAACGGCAAATCAAACTAGATTAATTGATGAAGGCACGTATTACTACGACATTGAAATTACAAGTCTTAGTGGTATTGTTACACGAGTTGCGCAAGGTCAAGTAATCGTTTCGGCAGAGGTGACAAGATAATGGCTGATGAAGTAATCGTTATTAAACCCGTTGTTCCAACGGTTACTGTTTCGGCAGTTGGACCGCAAGGACCGGGCGGAACGCAGATTTTCTACGTTCATACGCAAGCAGTTTCAAGTGCGGTTTGGACAATAAACCATAATCTTAATGGCGAACCAACCGCAGTTGTGCTAGATAGCGCAGGAACACAATGCGAAGGCACCTTTAGTTACCCAAGTAAAAACCAAATGGTGATAACCTTCACCAGTGCCTTTACTGGCACGGCGTATGTGATTTAGGAGATAAATAATGGCGCGTAAGTTTTTAGTTTCTATTGACCTTAATAAGAACGAATTACAAAATGCCGTAATTCAAAATCTAGGCACGGCTCCTACTTCACCGCAGGCTGGTCAGATTTATTTTAATACTGGTGATGGCGAACTTTATTATTATGATGGAAGCGGTTGGGTATCGGTTCTAAATGAATCCGAAGTTATATCTGGAACACTTGCCGCTCGCCCTGCGGCTGGCGTAGTTGGTCGTCTTTATTACGCAACTGATAATTATCTTCTTTATTTTGATGATGGAACTACTTGGACACAAATTAATAACTTTGGTTCAGTAACTGCGCAAACTTCTTATGGCGCAAGTAGTGGTAATGGAAGTAGCACAAACTTTGCTCGCGCTGACCATACTCACGGAACACCAGCATTAACTAATACAACTCCGCAAGCACTTACTATTGGTAATACTGCGGCAGTAGGAACTGGAACCGCACCTGCGCGTGAAGACCACGTTCACGAAATACCAGATTTTGGAAACGTAACCGCGCAAACTTCATTTGGTTCTGCTAGCGGAAATGGTTCTTCGGTAGACGTAGCACGTGCCGACCATACGCACGGAACTCCTACGCACGATAACTCTGCGCACTCTTTAATTAATCTTTCTGCGCTCGCAACTCCAACCGCAGATGTTTCGTTTAATAACTACAAAATTACAAATCTTGCCACGCCAATTAGCGCAAGTGATGCCGCAACTAAAGGTTACGTTGATGGCGTAGCAGAAGGTTTACATATCCACGCGGCTTCTTATGCGGCAACAACAACAAATCTAAATGCCACTTATAGCAACGGAACGTCTGGCGTAGGCGCAACTCTTACTAACGCAGGAACG